TTAAATTCCCCCGAAAAGCTGCGCCAGCTTATCGGGGATTTTGCTATCAAGACCGGGAACGGCGTGACCGTATAGGTCGAGGGTGTGGCTCGGCTTTGCATGGCCGAGCCGTTTAGAAACCTCGAGCAGGGGAACGCCTGCCGCTAAAAGCTGGGTGGCATGGGTGTGGCGGAGCGCGTGGAAATTCCGATAAGACACATTTACGGAAGCAAGCGCGGCTTTCCAATATTTGCAGATATTGGATGTTCTAAAAAGCGTTTTTCTTTTGGTAGTAAAAACGAAATCATCGGGACTTTTTCCGCCCAATGGCAAGGCGGCGTAAATTTGGGCGGAGATTGTCACGCGGCGAACGCCGGCGGCGGTCTTTGGCTCTTGAATGGTCGGCATACTCAAAACCTCGGAAACAGATCGCTTAATCTCGATATGGTCGGGGTGAACGTCCGCGACCTTAAGACCGAGCAATTCGCCCATGCGGCAGCCGGTGAATATCGCTAAAACGATAATCGGATAGATGTTTGAGCTTTTCGCTCCGTCTATAATCCGCCTGATCTCGTCTTGAGTAAAAATCTCAATCTGACGATTTTTCGAGAATTTTGGCGGTGTGATGAAGTCGACAACATTCTTTCTCAAAAGCCCAAGCTGCACGGCCTTTTTACAAGCCGCCTTGAGCAGGCGGAAAACCTTGATTTTAGTCGAGGCTGCCATTGTCACCGGAAGTCGATTTATGAAAAGCTGGACGGTGTGGGCGTCGAGGTCCTGCAAAAAATAAGCGCCGATCGGCTCCAAGTGGGCGGCGGTCTGGCAGTAGCCGACCGCCGTTTTCGGACGGAGATGTGGCGCGCAATAGGTCTTTATGTATTCCCGCATCCAATCGAGGAGCTTATAGTCGTTTGCTGGCACGTAAGTTTTGCCGTGGATCTCGAATTTTATTCCCGTGAGCCATTCGTCCGCTTCGGTGCGGGTGGCAAAGCGCTTAGAAATTCGTTTGCCTTCTGGATCGGTTATGGCGGCGCGGTACTTCTTTTTGTCGGCGTCATAATAAATCGAGCCTTCACCGTTCGCTTTTTTCTTTGCCATTAAAAATTCTCCTTTCTAAAAAAAATCCAAGGCTATTGTATAAAATGCTGTGTTTTGCTATAATTTAAATAGCCGTAAATACCATTTTAGAGTGACCGTCGACTTCGCGTTGGCGGTCACTCTTTTTTATCTCTCAAGAGCTTTGCCAGCTTTTGCTTTACGCCGACTTTATAATTGTATTCCATGGCAATTTGGTAAGCGCCGATTGCGCCGTCAATCTCGCCTTGCGCTTCTAAAATCTCGCCGTAATAGCGGCAAATTTTAGCCTTTCTATTACTGTTGTTATCCGGGGCGGCGAGTAGAATATCCTTTGTGGCGGTGATTAGGGGTAAACCAGCTTGCGCGATGTACTCCGGAAAATCTGCCATGCTTGACAAAAGGTTGAGCTGGTTGCCGTTATCCGCGTATTGCAGGGCAATCGGCAAAAGCTGATCCTTGCTATATGCTTTGTAGTCAATCTCGCTCATCGGCGGCTCGTCCTTGTTGATATGGATCTGCACGGCGGCAGCCGCTTTAGCGTCGCTGGCTGCATCGTGCGCATCCAGCGGAATGTCGAAGGAGGCGGCAACGGTCACTAATTTGTGATTGGGTAAGTCGCGCAGGGTTCGGGCGGAGCGAAGAATGTCAAAGGCGGCGTAATGCACGCCGTAAATCTCATAGCGATTGAAAAGCGCATCAAGGCAGCCAATGTCAAAGGGCAGGTTATAGGCGGCGAGCGTCTGCCCGTCGATATAAGGCTTTAGCTCTGGCCACAGCTCGCCGAAGGTCTGCGCCGTTTTAACGTCGTCCCGGATGATGCCGTGAATGTGGCTGTTCGTGAATTTTTTATACGGCGGCTTAACGAGAACGCCAAAGCTTTGGACAATCTCGTTATCGCGGACAACGGCGATACCAATCTGGCAAACGGAATCGGGGAACGCGTTCGCCGTTTCGAAATCGATAACAACAAAATCCTTAACGTGACTGTAAAATTTGGGATCGCTCCGGTCAAAGACCTTGTGGCGCACGAAGCGCGGAACCTCGGCGGTGTTTTGATATTCCTGGAAAAGCGGAGCTTTCGGCGCTTCTTTGGGCGTGAGTCTGATATCGCGCGAAAGCAGGATATTCAAAACGCGTTCCATGCCTTCCTTGGAAGCTGGGGCAATCTCAAATTTACTTTTCACAGCTGGAACCGGAGCGGGCGCGAAATGATTAGTGAAAACGCGTCCTTCGCGGGCGGCGGCGATTGCTTCTTTTTCCTCCTGCTCCTGCTGGGCGGCGGCTTCGGCTTGCCGCCTTTTAGCTCTCTTTCCCTTAAATGACCTATAAACGCAGTAACAAATAGCGAGGAATAACAATAATCCCATAAAAAACAACTCCCTTTTTATTAAATTAGCGCATTTCACGCTGGAAAGCTTAGTAAACCTATCGACTTAACATATAAGTTTAAAAATGATACAATTTTTCACATAACGATTGCAGAAAGTATTCTAATATGCTATACTAAATATGGGCATGGTCGGGGACGTAGCCGCCGTGGCTTATAAAAAATCTAAAGTACACGGGGGAGGCGATAACCATGCTTTATCCTTTTTTCACCTAAAACAAGAATCTAGGGGAAGGATTTAAAATGGATACAGAAGAAATAGAACAATATCAAAACGAAATCATAAAAATGGTTAAAAAGTGCCGAAACATAAAATGTTTACGCTTTATTCTCAAATTACTTTATAAAATGAATTAAATGATTAAACCGTTTCAGACGTTGGCTAATCGCCAGCGTCTTTTTTTATTGCGCGCACCATTTTTTGAATGATCTTTTTATCTTCGGCATTCAAGCTAAGGTAATCAATGATTGTTTGCTCGTCCTCGTTGTTATCGGTCATAAGGATATCAGCTATTTTCTGGGCGAGTTGATCTTCGACGTGCGGCTCGGCTTTTTCTGAAACGCCAAGCAGATAATCAATGCTTACATCGAAGATCAAAGCTATTTCATTTAAAGTAGAAGTGTTCGGATCGCGTGTGCCATTTTCCCATTGCGAAATCATATTTTGGGAGCATTTTAATTTTCCGGCAAGCTCCTTTTGGGTGATATTGTTTGCTCTCCTTAATTCTGCCAATCTGGCTAATCTCACTTTTTTCACTCCCTTCTATCTTTACATCTATATTATATAGCTATTTGCGATAGGACGCAAGAAACACGGAAAAATATAGCAAATAGGTGTTGACACAAGGATAAAATAGATGTATAATCTCTATATGAGATATAGCATATAGAGATTATAGGAGGTTATAATATGCGTAAATGGCTAATAAATAAAAGAAAAAAACTGAACTTATCTCAAGTCGAGATGGGGAAAATGCTGGGAATTACTCAAGCATATTATTCCGAAATTGAGAACGGGATAAAACAACAAGATTTATCCCTGTCAACGACTCGGAAGTTGTCCGAGATTTTAGGAATCTCGGTTGACGCAATCTGCCAATACGAGGCGGAACAATGGAGCTAAAACCCGGAAGAACCCGGACATTAAATGAAAAAGAATACTTCCTGGCGCTGAAGGTCGTCAAGATGGACATGGATCTAAAAGGTTTAGCCGGCATCCATGTTAAGGACGAAATCAATGAAGCGCTAAGAACGCAGGGGCAACTTCTTTGGCGGGAGCTTTTCAGAAACATTCCCGCTCCGAAGGAAGCGGAAAGCGAACCGGGCGGGTTGCAAACCGAGCCGATCGGCGAACCGCCAATGGAAACGGATGCACAGCGCCAAAAGCGCGAGGAGGCGCTTCGGCGGTGCCGAGAAATTAAAGAGTGGCTAAAAAATGGGAGGCGGTAATTGGTGATAAGAAAAAAGGTGAGGACAAAAGAAGAAAGGGAAGCCGACAGACGCACGGCTCGGCAGCTGCTCGAAAAAATTCTACCGTGCGATTGTCCGGCAGAGGGGCGCTATATCGAGTACAAGCCCGGCAAGAGCTTGGCAATCGGCTGCGATTGTGGGGCGACGGTCTTTTTTAACAAGGACGAGCTGCCGCGGCGATTTACCGAGGTCGAATTTGTGGCTTATGCGATTAACAGCTGGAACCGCCGAGCGCGGTATGGAATGTAGGAGGGACTAAAAAATGGAAACAGGAAAAAATTATAACGAAAATCCCGAAGTCGTGTTGTTTAACGACAGCATAACAAGTTCGCTTATCGCGCAGATTGTGCGCGATATTATAGGGTATAAAGAAAAAAATATCCGTCAAATGACGGATAAGGACTGGTTCGACTTGCGCGAGAGCCGCCGCGCTCTTGCACTCACGATGGCGAACATCATCGAGGGCCATTTTGACCATCGCTGCCTCTGGTGCCGCGGCCGCAAAAACACGACGGGGTGGTGGTCTTAAATGGAAATCATCTATATGACGGTGCGCGAATACGCGGCGCGCGTCGCCAGTAGCGAAAAGAAAATAAGAGATTTGTGCAAAACAGGTGTGCTGCCGAGCTTAAAAATTGGCGTGGGATATAAAATAGACATCCGCCGAGCGGACGAATACTTCGCTCGGCAGGTTGACCGCAGGCAGGCCGAGCTTGCTGGAAAAAAGGTCCGCAAGGAAAAGAAAACGACGCGGGCGGAAATGGATGAAGCCTATAAGGGCGTGAGCTTCGTCAAAAGAAAAACGTCCGCCGAATATATGGCGGACATGAAAAAAGAAATCCGCGCCAAGATCAAGGCTGATATGGCGCTGGCAATGGCTAAATAAAAGGGAGGACAAAAAATGAAAAGGACAGATTTTTACGGTGATGGCAACCCTACCGTCGAGCAAAGATGGAAGCTCGACGTATATAGCTTGCAATCGATGGCAAGCTACAATCAAGACCGCATCAAGGATGCGGAATGGCAGATCCAGCACGTCGAGGAGACGTGCGATTGGGACTGTGAGTGGGGGTACCTCGGCGGCGGCGAGGAGCTTATCTACCAATACCGCCGAGAAATTGAGGGTCGCGAGGAATACGCGGCGTATCTCGCTTGGGCGATGGATAATCGCTCAAGATTTTTTGAGGAGGCGGTATAAATGGAAGCAAGGACAAAGAAAAAGGTAAACGTGCCGAGGTTGATCGCCTTGGTGGCGGGGCTGGTTACGGCGGCGGTGCTGCTCTGCGGCGCGCTCGATCCGTATCCAAGCTACATGACAATTTACGAAAATCATGTAGTCGAGGCCGGTCAAACCGTTTGGGAAATCGCCGCGCGCAACTTTGATAAGCAGGATAGGGCGCGGACGATGGACGAGTTTGTCGGCGATATTATCCGCTATAACGGGATTAGAAACGCGGACATTTATCCCGGTCAAGTGATTGTGATCCCGCTTGACGTAAAAAAAGGTAGATAAAATATGGAAGGGAAGGAAAGCAAGCGGGAAGCCGCCCGGCGAATGAATCACGAGGATTATCTATATAGGATCGCCGGGCGGATGAAGAAAAAGGAAGAAGCGGAATACAAAGCTGCCGCAACCGCACGAATGAAGGCGCGGCTGGCGGTGGCTCTGAAATACTTACTAAAATGAAAAATCTATTGAGCGCAAAAGGCTCTTGGCCAATGCCTCTTTGCAAAGCTTCGGCGCGCCAAAAGATATATACAAGCAAAATGGCGCAGGCGTACAAAAGGAAGTATAGGCAGCTGGGGCGGAGCAATCCAGGAGCTTTTTGCAGTCAATAAATTAAAAAAATATATATCGGCTAAAATCTGCCGTTGACTTCGGGGACGCTCGCTTAATCATCCTCCGGGCGCATCCGAAAGCACGGCGAACCTGACGCAGAAGCTACTGGGCGTCGGGCAATTTACACATTCCCTTTTTCTGACGTTTGTGGGAGCGCGATAAAAAAAGAAAGCGTTGTAGCGCTTGGCCGCGCGTCGGCGGTGGATTTTAGCCGATAAAAAAAGGGGGGACAAAATGGGCGATTTACTTTTGAACTATCCTAGTTTTTTAGCCTATACGCAGCCCGAAGGCGTGTATTACATCATGCCGATTGGTGGAAGTCTGGCAATCATGACTAGTCATGCTACGCGATACACAATCGGCGCGGACGAAAAGCTGGAAGTGGATTTTACATTTAAGGACGGATTGGCGACGCATCGGAACGTCAGAATCATAGTCGAGCCGTCCGTTCCGGACAAGCCGCATAAGGATTGCGATCCTGCGTGGTGCAAAGATAAGGAGGCGACGCACAATGTCTGAAAATCTCGACGAGGATAAAATTTTACGGAAATTTTCCCGGGGCTTATTGATAAAGCATATAGCTTTTTTGAAAGCTAAAATCGATGAGCTTGAAGAAGAAAATGGAGTTTTACAAGACAGGCTAGACGCACATTGCGAAGGGTGCGAATTGATAAAGCATTAAAGGAAGGGGGGATAAAAATGGATAGAAAAGCTTATTGCGCGGAATATCAGAAAAAGCAACGCGCAAAGGCACTGGCGGAGGGGCGGTGTACGTGTTGTCTTAAAGAGCCGGCGATGCCTGGCTTTCGGCGGTGTGCGAAGTGCATCAAAAAATGGAACGCTTACGCAGCAAAATATTATAAAACGCCGCAGGGCAACACGAAATGTTGCACGGCTCGGCGCAATCATTATTACAAGCTCAAATTTTCCGGCGTTTGCGTCGCCTGCGCTAAAGCTCCAGCAGAAGCCGGGAGGACGATGTGCGCGGATTGCCTTAAAAAAATGGCAGACCGGATGCGGGAGAAAAAGGCAGAAGGTGAGAAATGTGGCGTGGACAAAAGAAAAACAAAAAGAATATCAAAAGGAGTACCAGCGAGCATATTCCGAATGGGCGGCGGAACGCGGTGTTTGCGTCCGCTGCCATAAAGAGCCTGTGGCGATAGGGTTCGAACATTGCCCGAAATGCTTGGAAACCAAGGCTTTATATTCGGCTAGGATAGGGCAAACCAAAGAATATAGGGATTACCAACGTGCGTATCAAAAAAGAAGATACGCACAGTTAAAAATAAAGGGGTTATGCCCATGCTGCGGAAAGCGAAAACCAGAAGGAGGGTTTAAGCTTTGCGGATTATGCCGGAACAAGCTGGCGGCGCGTCATCGGGAATGGGCAGGTAAGCAACCGTTGACGGCGGCGCAGCTTGCCAAGAAAAAGACCTTAGAACAGGGGCTAACGCCATGCTCGCGTTGCGGCTCTCCAGTGGTGCCAGGAAAAAAATATTGTAAAAAGTGCGCTGAAGGGGCGGCCGAAAATCTAAGAAAAGTAAAAAACACCCGTGGGCGCGACATAATGAGAAGACTAACCGAGCTTGATTTTGAATTAATGCGAGCGCGGAAGGCTGAAAGGGAGGCGAGATATAAGAGGTATGAATCGACAAGAACGGCGAAAATTAGGGATTAAAAAGCCGGTGGCGACGTATCAATTTACGGCTGACCAGCTTGAAATGATAAAAGAAGACGGAGTTAAACGTGGCGTTGAGCGAGCGTATTTGTTGATGCTTGCGATCCCGGTTATGGTGATCCACGACAAATTCGGCGAGCTGATGCGCAAAAAAGACCGAGAAAATAAATTTGCGGATTTATGCATCACGCTTTATAAACAATATGCCGACGGCTATGTAAGCATTGACGATCTCCGCCAATGTTTAGAAGAAGAAGCTGGAATAAAAATAGAGGGTATAAGGCTATGACAAAAAACGAGGCTAGAGTGGAACTCATTGAGGAAGTTGGCAAAATTCTCGCGGCGGTGGATGCCGAAATGCTGCATCACATCATCTTGGAGATGCGGATGAATCTTATTTGGGGCGGGCGCTACCTGGAAGAAGAACGCGGCTTGCGTTTTCTCCAAAATCAGTGGGGCACGATTGAAAGGATAGGCGAAAAATGAAAAGCAAGCTGAAATGCCCAGAGTGTGGCGGCGAAGAATTTATAATCTGGACGCTGACCGGCTCGCTCGATAAAACAACGCAGACGGTGCGTCGCGTTTGCAAATGCGTACACTGTGGAGCGACCGCCGAACCAGGCGGAGAGTATTGGAAAATCGTGAACAACGGCACGATGAATTTAACGCTGGGAGGTGTAAAGGAATGAATTTGGTATGCCCAAAATGTGGAAACAAACGCGTGGCAACCCGCGTTAACCAAAAAGGAGAAATCGTCCTGCAATGCTGGCGGTGCGGCGAGATGCAATCTAGCAAAGAAATCAAGGAGATTATAGCGAGGTGGCAGAAAAGAGAGGTGGCAAAAAATGACTGAATTAAAATTTTTAAAAAAGCAACTCGCCGAAGCCACGAAGGAGTGGGACAAAGCGCGAAAGGAGAGCAACAAGGAAGAAGCGGAATATTGGCAGGCGCAAACACAAAAACTTTACGCAAGAATTTTAGTCGAAGCGCTAAAGGAGTGCTAAAACAAAGGGGGCAGCCGGGTGAAGCAAGCAGAGCTTGAAAGCTTGATAGGGAAAAAGTTTGGATCGTTGATGGTTATCGGCTTAGCACCGAAGCCAAGAAAAAGCGCCGAACAGCGGATGCTTTGCCGATGTATCTACTGCGGAAAGGAAAGCCGGCGGCGCGTCCGCGATCTGACCAGCGGCAGGATTGACGGAAGCAAATGCCGGTGCATAATTACCCGTCAGCGCGTCGAGCGTCTGGCGGAGGCTAAAACCGAAATTCTGGCGATGCCGGAGCAGAAGCTTGTTTGCCCGCATCCGGTCTGCCAAATCAACGAGACCAAACAAGGCAGTCGCGGCATATGCTGCTGGGATTGCGAAAGCTGGGAGCGCTGTGGAAAACATTGTAAGTTTTCCCCGGCGCACTGTGGATATCTGGATATAATCGAGCCAAAGGAGGATAAGGAAAAATGAAAAGCTGGAAAAGAAATCAAAGGCAAGCGCGAATTTGCTTGTGTCAAGCCAATTTACAAAGTGCAAAAACAATATTAAAGGAAACGGACGCAAGAACGCTACTTGAGCAGCTGGCGGAAGAAGCGGCGGAGCTGGCGCAAGCGGCAATCAAAACAATTAGGGCGCAGGGTTTTAACGCAAGCCCGACGCCGGTCGGCGTAGATGAAGCGTTTACCGAATTACAAAATGAATTTTTGGACGTGCTGCTCTGCTATCGTCTTTTAATGAAGAAATACGAGAATCGGGGCATCGGTGGCGCTAAAAATGAAAGCTTGGCGGCGGCGAAAAAGCTGGCGCGCTGGCAAGAGCGAATTTTGAGCGCAAAAAGATGATATATTAATGAAGGAAAAGGCGGCGGAAGTATTCCGCCTTTACCTTGATTAAGTATATTATTTTGAGGACCACAAAGAAGAGTGACGGGCAGGGGCTAAAAAATGTACAGAAAAAAGACGATCTACACCGGCAGGGTGATCGAGGTTGAAAAAACTTGCAGCTTTAAATATAAGGGTAAGCATACAGTTCGCGGCGCAAATGCTAATCCTACTCCGGAAGCGATGCAAAAAATAAATGACCGGAACGCCGAGAAAAAACTTCGTCGTTTGCTCAACACGAATTTTGATCAAAACGCCGTGCATCTCGTCTTGACCTACTGCCGAGAAAAGCAAACAACTGACGTGGAAAAGGTGCGGGGCGATTTTACGAAATTTATTCGTCGCCTTCGGCGAAAATGTAAAAAGGCGGGGAGTGAGCTAAAATATATCGCTGTCGCTGAACATGGGGCGCGCTCCTGCCATTTTCACATCGTTATGGATTTTGGCAATCTTTCCTTGGCGGAAGTAACGGAATGCTGGAAAGAGGGACGGGCGCACATGACTCCGCTTGATGCTTCGGGGGATTATTCGCGCCTGGCGGCGTATCTGATAAAAGAAACGCGAAAAACCTACAACGACGCTGAAAAGGGAATATTTAAAAAACGGTGGGTGCAAAGCTCGAATTTAAAGCAACCTGAAATCAAAATAGAAAAGGTTAAGGCGGATAGCTGGCGCGAAACGCCGGTAGCACCGCAAGGATATTATGTAATCACTGACAGCGTGACCAGCGGCGTATCGGAATTGACCGGCTGGCCGTATCAATACTACGCCTGCATGAGACTTGATAATAATCCGCCTGCCGAACGGCGGCGCTTGCGAAAGGGGAAAAAGAAAAATGGAAAATCAAAAGCTTAGGATAGTTGTGCCGGTTCCGCCGAGCATAAATGCTTGCTATTTTAATGCCAAGGGAGCGCACGGCAGGCAGCACGGAAGAATCCTAACCGAGGCTGCTCGAAATTGGAAGCTACTTGCCGGTTACGAAGCACAGCATCATGCGCGCCGGGACGGGTGGGAGCTAAAGCCCAAGGGCGTTAAGGTGGTGCTGGAGCTATACGCTTTTTGGCCGGACGCACGCCGGCATGACATGAATAATCTCCATAAACTCCTATGCGACGCATGGGAAGGGATCTTGTATGAGGACGATTGCTACGTCCTCGCACGGGACATGGATTTTTCCATCGACCGAAAATGCCCGCGATTGGAAGTGTTCGTTTATGAAAAATAAAAAGACAAAAGGTCAAAAGGGGGAGGCGGAATGCAAAGTAATTCCGAAAGAATAAAGAGGCTTAGAAAGATCAAAATAGAAATCACGGAATCCTCGGCGCGTCTGGACAAAATACGGACGCGTCTGGCGGTGGCTGAATTATACACTGAAGGGGACAACGAGGGGATAACCTCACTATCAGCCGAGGTTGATGCGCTGGCGCTGCGGATTAAGACCCTTGTGAAACGCCAAAGCAAGCTGGGCGGGCGCTTGCTCTGGTATATCACAAGCATAAAAATCATGCGGACCTATGCTGATGGAAAACAAAAGGAAAGGCTGGCATTGACAAACGCTTGTCGGCGGCTGCTCTGGGAACGCTATTATATGCTCATGACATGGGAGGACATAGCGCGTGGCCTTGGCACGAGCCGCAGCCACGTTGCGCGCCTGCACCGCCGGGCGCTGCGGGCGCTCGATGAAACAAAGAAATACGACAAGCATCCGAGTTGCGAGCGGTGGAAAAGAAAAAAAGGTACGGAAAAAATCAAAAATACCCCCCCGGGGTGCGGTCAGGCCGCCCAAGAACCCGTACCGGAGGCGGTCCCTTAAAAAAACAAATTTCCCGCCCACAGTCCCCCCTCCCCGTTTTTAGGTGATTTTAGGCGGTGAATTTTCGGCCGCCAATATTTGAAGAATAATCATTTTAGGGCGCAAAAGAAACGGCAAGAAAAAAGGTACAAAGCACGGCATCGGCGGAGCTGCGAATTTTTCCGTCGCTCTAATGGATAGAAAGCGAAAGAAACAAAGCTTTTACAAGGCGCATAAAAAAGGGCTGATTTATATCGGCTCTTTTTTATTTCCAAACATCGATAAAAGAAACACCGAAGTTTCGTGACAACGAATTTACGACTGTTTAAAATTATAGTAAGAGCAAAATCAATTAAGCGAAAAGGCGGAAAACGAAATTATGGACAAAATCCTGGTGCATTGCGCACATAGTGAAATCTGGCCAATTGAAAAGATTACCCCGAATCCGCGGAACCCGAACCAGCATCCAGACAAGCAGATTAAGCTGCTTGCTAAGATTATCAAGGGGCATGGCTGGCGCGCGCCGATAACCGTAAGCAAACGCAGCGGGTTTGTTATCCGTGGCCACGGTCGCTTGGCGGCGGCGCTCTCTCTGGGCTTGGACGAAGCTCCGGTTGACTTACAAGATTACGCAACCGACGCGGAAGAATACGCCGATATGATTGCCGACAACAGAATCAGCGAGCTTGCCGAAATAAATCAAGAAGAGCTGAACTCTTTGGTCGCGGAACTCGACGGGATGAAATACGACACAGGGTTGCTCGGCTTCACCGACAAGCAAATCAAAGAAATGCTGGCGGCGCAAGAAAAAGAAGGCGTACACGAAGATAACTTTGATGCCGAAGCCGAAGCGGCGGCGATCGCCGAGCCGATGGTTAAGCCGGGCGAGGTCTGGCGCTTAGGCGATCACACGCTTATGTGTGGCGACAGCACTCTTAAAGCCGATGTTAATAAGGCATTGGGGGGGCGAATGTGCGACATGATCTTTACCGATCCGCCGTATAATGTCATGTACGTTGGGGGGCATCCGGAAGACGCACCGAGGGAAGAAATCGAGAACGACAAAATGTCGAATGAGGAATTTTATGACTTTCTTTTCGCGGTATATAGCCGCCTAGAAGAAGTCGCGAAACCTGGCGCGGCATTTTACGTTTGCTTTCCGACTGCGCAGATTGTAAATTTTCACACGGCGGCTTCGGCTGCTGGCTTGGATGTCAAGCAGATTTTAATTTGGGTAAAACAACGCTTTGTTATGGGGCGACAGGATTATCAATGGAATTACGAGCCAATTCTTTATGGCTGGAAACCTGGCGCAAGCCATAAATTTTTTGGCGGTCGCAAGCTGACGACGGCACTGCCTGCTGAATGTCCTGCATCCGTCGAAACAAGCTCGGACGGCTCCAGCCTTATCAAGATACCGTGTGGATTAAAAACAATGATCCTCAAGGTGCCGAGCTATGAAGTTGTCAACGATGCCGATATTAATTCGTTATGGTTCGTTGACGCGCCGATAAAAAGCGAAGAACACCCGACTATGAAGCCGGTTAAGCTGGCGGCGAAGGCGATCTTAAATAGCAGCGAAAAGAGCGACTTGGTAGTTGATCTTTTCGGCGGCTCCGGAACGACGCTTATAGCGTGCGAACAAACTGGGCGGCAATGCTGCACAATGGAATTAATGCCGAAGTATTGCGATGTGATCATTCGCCGATGGGAAAAGCTTACCGGAAATAAAGCAGTGCTAATCAGCTAGGAGAAAAGCATGGGAAATAAAAAAGAACTATCAGACGCAGCCTTGGCAAGCCTGGTAAAGGAAGAAGAAAAACGAAAAGTAAATCTTGAAATACGCGAGGCCTTGCGCAAAAGGGCGGTGGGCTACGAAGTTGAAGAAATCGATGTTGTCGCTCCGCAGGACGGAACTCCGCTTAAAATCGTAAAGCGTATGAGGCACATTCCAGGCGATCCGAAGGCGATGCTGCAATATATGTCGATGTACGGCGACCCCCTAAACCCATGAAACCGTGGGCGGAAGAATTTTACAAATCTTTAGCTTGGCAAAAATGCCGGCGTGCGTATCGAGCAAAACGCTTCGGAATCTGCGAACGCTGCGGCAAGCCGGCGAAGATTGTGCATCATAAAATATATCTGAATCAAAAAAACATCAGCGATCCAAGCGTATCGCTGAATTTTGATAATCTCGAGCTACTCTGCCATGAATGCCATAATTTGGAACATTTTCGGCAGACAAGCTTTTTGCGAAATGGCCTGCGCCTGACGGCGGACGGGCAACTCGTCCAAGTCAGCGACGAAGCAAATAACGGAATCACATAAAACGGCAAAGGGAGGAGGCGCGGTTATGGTAGCAAAGAAAACAGCAAAAGTGGCGGTGGCGAAGCCGAAAGCAACGGAAGAAAGCAAGGGACCGCTGAACGCACGGGTTCGGCGCGAAGTAACGCGCCTTAATAAAATCTTCGCCGGCAAAACAGACCTCGAGCGAGAATACATCCAAGGCTTAGTGAAACGCGCGGCGTTTATCCGCGTACAACTCGAGGACATGGAAAAGGATATAGCGGCGAACGGGCTGACGGAAGAATTTAAGCAGTCGCCTTTCGCGCCGAGCTATACACGGGAGCGCCCGGCGGCGCGCCTATACAACGGGCTTATAAAAAACTATCAAATTATCATGAAGCAGCTTGAGGGCTTCGTAATCAAATCACCAAATGAGCAGGGGATCGACGATGGCTTTGAACGCTTCTGCGCCGAATAGCGAAATTCCGGATTATGGTAATCCGATACTCCGCTATTGGGAACAGATAGAAAACGGCCTGCCCGTATCAAAGAAGGTGCGGCGGGTATATAAAAAGCTCGTTGAAGATTTAAATAATCCCGACTTAGAATGGGAATACAACGCCAAGAAGGCGAACAAGGCAATCGGCTTTATCGAACGATATTGCCGACAATCAAAGGGCAAGGAAGGCGGCAAGCTCTTAAAGCTCATGGATTGGGAGCAAGCTTTTATCGCAGCTCTTTTTGGCTTCGTTCACAAGAAAACCGGCTTGCGAAAATATCGCGAGGGCTGTTTAATCGTCGCCCGCAAGAATGGCAAGTCAACAATCGCCAGCGGCATCGGTAATTATATGCTTTTCGCTGACGGTGAAAAGGGCCCCGAAGTCGTTAGCGCGGCAACCAAAAAGGATCAGGCAAAAATCGTCTGGAAGGAGGCGCGAAACATGGTAAAAAAATCGCCTGCGCTTAATAAGCGCGCAAAATGTTTAGTGGCCTCTATAGAAAGCCGATATAATGACGGCGTTTTTTGCCCGCTCTCTAGCGACAGCAATACGCTTGACGGCTTAAATCCAAGCTGCGCTATCATCGATGAGCTGCACGCTATCGAGGATATCAATCTATACGACGTTTTGGTCGACGGTATGTCGACGCGCGAACAGCCGCTTTGTTTGATCATCTCAACCGCCGGCACCGTGCGCGAGGGCATTTTTGATATTAAATATGACGAGGCGCGCGATGTTATCGACGGCTACGATACCGGGGCTTACACCGATGAGGGTGTGCTCTTTGTTGTATATGAGTTGGATAGCCGCGATGAATGGCAAGACCCGAATTGTTGGATTAAAGCTAATCCTGGGCTTGGAGTGATCAAAAAAACCTCGGCGCTGGAAGGCAAGGTAAAGAAGGCGCAGCATGATACAAAGCTTGTGCGAAATTTACTTTGCAAGGATTTTAATATTCGCGATACTTCGTCGGCGGCGTGGCTGACCTTCGAAGAAATCAACAACGAAACAAAAGTAGATATAGCAAGCTTGCATCCGCGTTACTTTATCGGCGGTGTAGACTTGTCCGCGACAACTGACTTGACGGCGGCAACGGCTCTTTTTAAAAAAGACGAGGATGGTCCTATCTACGTTTTGCAAATGTATTGGGTACCAGAAAACACGCTTGACCAGCGAACCGCGGAGGATAAAATCGCTTATGACATCTGGGTTGATCAAGGGTTGATGCGCGTAAGCGCCGGCAATAGAGTTAACTATAAGGATGTGACGGCGTGGTTCCTCGAAATCCAAGAACGGTACGATATGAATTTGCTATGGTGCGGTTATGACCGAGCCATGGCGGCGTATTGGGTGGATGAAATGGCAAGCTACTTTGGCAAAGAAGCAATGTATCCGATAGCGCAGGGCGCGCTTTCGCTTTCCGGTCCTATGAAAAACATGGGTGCCGATTTGGCGGCGAAACGGATTATATATAACAACAATCCCGTCTTAAAATGGTGCTTGACAAACACGGCAATTAAGGTCGATACCAATGGCAACATCAAGCCGGACAAATCTAACCAGCGCAGACGCATCGACGGAACAGCAAGCCTTCTGGACGCGTACACGTGCTTAGAAAATCACCTGTCGGAATATCATTGTATGAATTTGTAAAAAGGCGAAAGGAGAAAAAGCTCAATGGACTTATCGCTTCGAAATATGTTCCAAAAGATTTTTAACAAGAATCCTACTCCGCAAGCTGGCGGGGGCAGGGAGTATATGCAATTCGCAAGCTTAAACAACTCTGTCAACTTAATGACGGCGGCGGGCAAAGGGAATTACAACAATCTTTTCGTCAGGCTCTGCGTGGATGCAATCGCAGAAAACGGCGCAAAGCTCAAGCCGAAAGTAATTCGCAAGGTCGAAGGTGAGGTACAAGAAAACACCTTTCCTAAGCTCCAACGTCTGCTTGAAATTAGCCCAAATGAATACATGAGCGCGTTCGAATTTCTATACAAGGTGATCACGCTTTGGGCAACGGAAAACAACGCCTTTATTTACATTCAGCGTGACAAGGTGACGGGCGAAGTCGCCGGATTTTATCCTCTAGCGTATTCGGCTTGTGAATTTCTCGAAACGAAGGTGCTTGGGAAGAAGGAACTTTTTGTCCGCTTCACATTTCAGACGGGCTTTGAAATGGTGGTGCCGTATGACGAGCTTGTGCATCTGAGGCGCTTCTTTGGTCCGGACGATCTTTTCGGTGAGGCTAATCTAGTAACGCTGACCAAGCAGGTCGGATTGCTAAACACGATCAACAAGGGCTTTGCTTCGGCGGTTAATTCCGCCAGCACGCTAAAGGGCATCGTGAAATTCCAAACGAATTACAAGGACGACGATTTACGGAAAGCGAAGGACCGTTTTGTGGCGGATTACATGACGCTAAACAATAACGGCGGTGTGGCGGCGCTGGATAGTCGGGCGGAATTTATCGAGCTAAAAAATAACGTCGTTACGGCGGACAACCAACAAATGGCGGTTATTCGTCAGGATATTATGGCCTATTTCCACGTCAGCGAATCCATTTTATACGCGCGCTATAACGAAGATGAATGGGCGGCGTTTTACGAGTCCGTTCTGGAGCCGTTCGCGGTGCGCTTGTCGCTGGAGCTGACGCGCAAGGTCTTTACTCGGCGCGAGATTGCGTTGGGAAATCAAATCGTGTACGAAGCAAATCGTTTGCAATACACTAGTGCAAAAACAAAAATCTCCCTGCTGAAAGAGCTGATGCCAATGGGCTTAATCAGTAAAAACGAGGGACGCGAGGTCCTCAACCTCGCCCCGACGGAAAATGGCGACAAATTTATCTTATCCCTAAACTATGTTGATGCAGACAAGGCAAATGAATATCAGCTAGGACGGCCGGCGGAACCTTCGGAAGATCCGAATAACGAATCCTTAGAAGGTCCGGAACCGCCGAACCAGCAGAAAGGAGATGCAGAAAATGGATAACAAGCTAATCTACTTTGCGCACTCAAATCAAGATTGCGCGATGCGTGCAGCTCCTTTGCGAGAAGGGGAGGCGGCGCAAAAAGTAAGCGGCTACGCGATGCGCTTTGAAAGTCCGACGGTGCTTTTTAAAATCGGCGATACCGAGTATAAAGAAATCATCGATCGCAACGCATTAAACGGCTGCGATATGACGGATGTCGTCTTTGATCGTGGTCATGCCATGGAAGACAAGGTACTGGCGCGCACCGGCAACGGAACCTTGGAACTTGAAGTCGATAATAACGGCCTACTTTTTAGGGCGGAAATCATCGATACTCAAGAGGGCGTCGACACCTATAAGCTTATCAAACGCGGCGACATTAATGCCTGCTCTTTCGCGGCGGTCATAGCCGAGGACAGCTATGACCGCCAAACCAATACAAGGCGCATTCTGCGCTTTGAAAAGCTCTACGATGTTGCGGCGGTGACTTTTCCGGCGTACAAAGACACCGAAGTAAGCGCGGAAATGCGCAGCGCCTTCGGCATCGGCGAAAGCTCCGGCGATGAGCTGGAGCTGCAAAAACAAAAAATCTTATTGAGCCTATAATGGCAAAGGAAGGAGAAAACCATGGAAAAAGAATTACTTGAAATTGCCCAGAAAAAAGCTGAACTGCGCTCTAAAGTGGAAGCAGCTAAAAGCATGGACGATCTGAACGCTTTAAAAGCGGAATTGGAAGAATTGGACGCACGCGAGCAGGTGCTGACCGCTCGTGCCGCAATGGCAAGCAAGCTGGCGACCGGCAACAATGCCGCCGCAATCGCTCTGCGTGGTAAGAAAGCGGAAGGCGAAAAGCCTGATCTGTACTCCAGCTTAGAATATCGCTCCGCATTTATGAATTACGTTCTGCGCGGCGATAAAGCCGTGCTGGAGATGCGTGCCGACGGCGTGACCAACACCGCAGATGTTGGCGCGGTTATCCCGACCACAATCATTAATCAAATCATCGAGAAGCTGGAAGCGACCGGCATGATTATTGCCGAAGTCACCAAAACCGCACTCAAGGGCGGTGTAAGCTACCCGACTAGCGCCGTAAAACCGGTTGCGACTTGGGTGGCCGAGGGTGCTGGCAGCGATAAGCAGAAAAAGACCGTCGGTCAAATTTCTTTCACCTGGCATAAGCTGCGCTGCGCCGTTGCCATGACTTTGGAAACGACTGTTGAATCCATGGCGGTGTTTGAACAAACCTTGATCCAAAACATGGCGGAGGCTATGTTGATTGCAATCGAAAAATCTATCTTGACCGGCGACGGCAACAGTCAGCCTAAAGGCATTTTGACCGAAACCGTGGACGAGGACAAGGTTGTAACCGTAAGCGGCGGTCTGACCTACGGTGATTTTATCGATGCCGAGGCCGCACTCGATATCGCCTATGAAAATGACGCCGTATATTGCATGACCAAAAAGACCTTCTTAAGCCTTATTGCTCAAACCGACTCTAACGGTCAACCGGTCGCACGCGTTAACTTTGGCGTGGCTGGCAAGCCCGAACGCACCGTTTTGGGCAGACGCGTAATCTTGACTAACTATTTGCCGAGCCTGGATGCTAATACCGAGGACGGCGCTATCGTCGGCTTGCTATTCAACTTCAAAGACTACGTTTTGAATACTGCTTATCAAATGGGCTTGAAACGCTATGAAGACAACGAAACCGACGATCAGGTCATGAAATCTATCTGGCTGGCGGACGGCAAGGTAATTAGCAAAGAAAGCCTTGTTGTTTTCAAAGCAAGTAAAGAAGCGTAAGTAATAAGGGGGCGGCAGTATGCTAGAATTGGAAGAAGTAAAAGCCTATATCCGAGCTGGTGACAGCGGGGAAGAAGACGAAGAAATCGCTGGAATGCTTGCCGCCGCCATTGAGCTTTTTTATAGTAAAAGTGGCAAGACGCACACGGCGGACGGTGCTGATCTTTTTGAAAGCCCGCTTGCGCGCATGGGCGTAAAAATGCTTGTTGCGCACTGGTACGATAATCGCGGCGTTCAGTATCTCGGCGGCATGAAAAATGTAAGCGATATCCCGTATTCGGTCGATGCGATACTCGGCCATATCACCACGTCGGAGGATTATATAGCATGATGCAGCTAAGCGCCAATGAGCGCAACCAAAAAATCAAGCTTTATAAGCCTGTGGCGGTGGAGGACGGGCAGGGCGGACGCAAGACGGAGTATGCGCTCATCGGCACGCGCTGGGCGCAGGTCAGCCTGCCGACCTATAAGGAGCTTCAAGCGCAGGGCGCGCCAATGTCCAAAGAAACAATAACGGTTAAAATTCAACCGCAGCTGCCGGCGCTTCGGCGTGGGTGGCGCATTGAATGGCGGGGCGAAACCTACACGGTGCAATCGACCGATAACCTGTATCGCGAGCGCACGCTTTTCGCGGCGCAACTGCTGAACCCGGGGGAATAATTATGGCGGTATTTGTAACATCGGTCAGCTTTACGGATTTGCAAAAATGCCTTAAGGAAATTAAAGTCTGGGACGGCGCGGCGCGCGCTCTCGCAAGCAAAGCCTTACAAAAGGGAACGCAACGAATCGCCGCCAATGCTCGGCGGCGCGTAGCAGTGCGGAGCGGCACACTGAAAAAATCTATCAAAAGTTCATACAAAGAAGCAAAGCTAACGGGTTACACCCGAGCAAAAACTCCATATGCACATTTGATTGAGTTTGGCGCTCGTGCGGCGGTGGCAACGCCGAAAAATAAAAAGGCGATGAAGCTGCCAGCGGGGGGCGGCGACGGGCAAAAGGAATACGCCGGGAAAGTAAACATCCCAGCGCGCTCGCCGCATCCATTTGTAACGCCGGCTTTTGAAGAAGAAAAGCCGCGCATTATTGAAGAAGTAAAAAGGGGGATAGAAGATGCTAAGGCTGCCAAATAACGCGGTACAAAAAGAATTGTACCGAATTTTGACCGAAATTTTCGCAGACAAAAATGTCGCGGTCTATGATTATGTGCCGTTTGACGCGCAGCTCCCTTATATCACTCTTGGCGCGGTCACCATGGAGGATATCTCGACTAAGACAGAACCCGAATACAAGATAGCGCAACAAATCAACATTTGGAGCGATTATCAAGGCAAGCGTGAAATCAATAATATCGCTGAATACATTATTAACACATTGACCGGCATTGACGGTCATATGGAGCTTAAAGTAGACGGATTTTTCTGCTGGCGACAAAAAATCGATATGTATGAAGCGTATCCCGAGGGTGAAGACGGCTATAATGGCGTGATTAGCTTTGTGGCCTACATCCAAGGGATAGAAGATGAAAAAGAAAAGGAGTGATTTTAAATGGCGGAGCAAACCTTTACTTTTGCCGAACAAACGGCGGACAAAGCGGCAACAGCCGGCAAAGATTATCTAATTTATTTAAACACTGGCGGCAGCTCCGATAATCCTACTTGGACGCTGCTCGGCGGTCAGCGCAGCGGCGGCTTAACAAGAAATGCCGAAGAAATCGACGCTTCTCATAAAACCTCTGGCGGCTGGGCATCCACGATCGCTGGTCAACGCTCTTGGAGTATTGACCTTGAATCTGTGTATTTGTCTGGCGACCTCGGCGCACGCTTCTTGGAGGCGGCGTTCTTGGCTGGGAAGCAGGTACACGTAAAATTTGAATATCCAGACAAAAGCTACGTTACCGGCTGGGGCAGCATTACCGAATGCAGTTTGGACACGCCGCACGACGATGTAGCAACGATTAGTGGCACGCTGAACGGCGACGGTCCTTTGAGCGATCGCGTTTATCCCGCAAGCTAATCCAATTAACAAAATTCAAAAAGGCTGACGCAACTGCGTTAGCCTTTACCCATATAAGGAGCTAAAAAAATGAAAAAAATCCCCTTTGAATACTTCGGCGCGAATCAAGAAATTTATTTTGACATCGGCCGTTATAGCGTTATAGAAGGCATCGCCCAGAAGCCGATTGGCGACATCGTCAATATGTCGCTAAATGTGACTAATTTGGCGATCTTAATCTCCGTTGGTCTACAGCATTACGGCCGCAAGGATGCGCAATGGTATATGCAAAAAATGCAGGCATTAATTGACGACGGCGTAGAAATCAACGAAATTCAGACGGCAGTTGTCAAAGCAATCATTGGTAGCGGCATCCTGGGACGCGCTGCATATTTGGCGGCGTTTCCTGAGGAAGCGACCGAGGCTGGCAAAAAGGCAGCGGCAGAAGAAATAAAAAACTAAAGCAAGCTGGCGGCGCAGCCCGCTTTGCCGAGTGGGTAGAGTGGGCAAGGAACTTTGTCGTCGGCAAACTAAAATTAAAGCCTGCTGAATTTTACGCGCTAAGCCCGCTTGAAGTCGAGCAAATGGCAGAGGCCCACGAAAAAGCGGAAGAAGAGCGACGTTGGGAAACGGCTTACTGGGTGAGCGGTCTAATGACAGCGGCGCAAATGGCAGGCAGGACGAAAAAAGTCAAAGTAATTCAGCCTAAAAATTTGATGAAACCTTTCATTAAGAAAAAAACGAAGGCTGAAAAATTCGAAGAAGGCGAGCGCTTCTTTGAACGTTTTTATAAGCAAAGAAAGGAGGATGAAAACCATGGCGGAAGTAGCGGGCTTAACTGTCCGAATTAGCGGTGATGCGAGCGGATTAAAAAAAGCGATTAAAGAGGTCCAAAACGAAATCGCCTTAATTGGATCGGTAGGCGGCAACACAAAAGAACTCGAAAGCCAATTAAAGAGCCTGCAAAGCGAATTAAAAAAGGTTGAAACAACTAGTGTATCCTTGCAGAAAAAATTGCGGGGCATACAAGCAAATTTGAAAGACACCTTTGGCGCGACGGCTATGAATATGTCGACGAAAATGGCAACGGGACTTGCCGGTGTGGCGGCATCTTTAACAGCACTCGGCACGGCGGCGATGTCCGAGGCGGGCAAGCTACAAAGCACGCAAATAGCCTTTACCAATCTTTTGGGCAGCGCTGAAAAGGCTGGCGATTATATTCGCGAGCTGCAAGATTTTGCAAAACAAACGCCTTTCACCTTTGAGGATTTGACAATCGGCGCTCAAAGATTCATGGCTATGGGCTTCGCGGCGGAGGAAGTCATTCCGACCTTGCGGGCGGTCGGCGACGCTGCTGCCGGTGTTGGCATGGGCGCGGAGGGAATTAACCGCGTATCACTGGCGCTAGGCCAAATGAAGGCTAAAGGCGCGGTGCAGTCAGAAGAAATGCGCCAGCTTGCCGAAGCGGGCATCCCTGCTTGGGATATGCTTGCTAAAAAACTGAATACCGATGTTGCGTCGGCCATGAAGGCGGTTGAAAATCGTACTGTGGACGCCAATACCGGCATAGCCGCGCTTGTAGAAGGGATGCAATCCAAATACGGCGGAATCATGGAGAAGCAAGCAAGCAGCATCCAAGGCTCTTTTGCGATTATGAGTGACGGCATCAAGCAGTCCCTGGCACAAATTGGCGTTGCGATTGACGAAAACCTCGATATTAGCGGACGAATGAAGGAAACTGGTCAAGCCGTTTCCGACTTCGCACGCATTGTGCAGGATCAAGGCTTGAAAAAGGCAATTTTAGAATTTATCCCTAACGCGACATTAATCGCGCTTGCTGGCTTTGCGGCCTATTTGACGGCGGCGGCGATCCCCGCGGTAATTAGCTTTGGCGCATCGGCGGCGGCGGCAATGGTCGGCATTGTCACGGCAGCTGGACCTGTCGGGATAGCTCTCGCCGGTCTGGTCGCGCTCTTAACCAAAACATACTTAGGAGCGCAAGACTCCGAGTCTGCAATCTATAAATTAGGCGATGCAATGGGCGACGCTACGGACGATGCGGACGGTCTGGCTAATGCTCTGGCACGAGTAAAAGCAAATTGGATCACATCCGGCACAAGTGACGATTGGGATCAGATTAGCCCAAACACCGATCTATATGCGATGCTTGACGAGGCGCTCGGGACGTCCTCGACTCCGGCGAAGCCTACAACCTCGGCAACGACTACACCGGGAACTGGCGGTGGCGGAAGCACCGTGACCAGACTCACCGATGAGGAGCGCGCACTCGATGCGCTGATCCAAAAGTATGCCGACGCAAGCGAGCAGGCGCGACTGCGCGGGGAGGTCGCCAATCAGACGGCGGGGCTACTTGCATCAATGCTAACTGGCGAAGCGCAACAACGCGAAGAGCTGGCGTTAAAATTAGACGCGCTGCAATCAAAACACGAAGGCATTTTAGAGGGCTACAACAAAGAGTTAGAATTAGCCCAGCAAATATCGGATAGCGCCACGCGCGAGCGCACGATCTCGGAAATCCAAGCGCAGATTGATGCGCAAAATGCTTTATACGACGCGCAAGTTAAATCCGCTAACTTTGCAGCGCTACAAGCGCAATCGCAAAAAATAATCGCTGATGCCATGGCAAATAATAAAAAGACAATCATGGAAGCGCTTATCGGTAGCCCGGAAGATACGCAAGCAAAGATTGACCAAAACAAGCAGCTTTTGGAGAATTTCATGAGCGAGGTCAATGCAATTGAGGCGGGTGGGCAAGGCTCCTTTGACGCAAGCGGAATTGAAGACATGAGCAAAGAAAGCCAAGGCTTTTTAATGCGCCTGCTGAAATCCACGCCGGAACAACTCGCAGAAGAATTTGCGGAAAAGCAAGATCAGTTTTCGAGCTTCGCGGATTTTATCCAGCAAAAAATGGCGGAGGCCACGGCGGCTGAAAATCAAAATTTAACTGTCGGCGAACAATGGGCTAAAAAACAAAACGAGTGGATTACAAGCATCGGCAAAAGCATGGGCAGCGCGGTTGCGTCCTGGATAACCGGCAGCAAGTCAATCGGCAAGGCAATGCAAGACATGGTCAAAAGCTTAATCCAGCAGGCGATCGAGCTAATGGTTGAGTGGGCGGCGGTCTTTGCACTACTGTGCATTATGGGTTCGAAAAAGGCTGCGGCAGCGGGCGCAACTAAAGCCGTGCTTGGCATTGATCCCGCAAACCCAGTTGGCAAGGCGACTGGCGGCTACATCTCTGGACCCGGAACAGGCACAAGTGATGATATCCCGATGATGCTTTCTAATGGCGAGTATGTCGTAAGGGCAGCGGCGGTCGATAAGCTCGGCATACCTTTCCTTAACGCTCTTAATTCTGGCAATCTGCCAATCGGCAGAGCTGACGGCGGTGTGGTCGGTGGACTAAGCATCCGTCGGCGTTCCTTTGATTTTTCGAGCTTGAGCGATGCTTTTGAAAGCAATGTAGCAAGATTTTTCGGCGGGGGCGAAAGCTCTGGCGGCGGCGAAAGTGTGAATGCTGTCATGTATAATTATGGCGACATCAATACCGGCTCTGATCTCGAAAATTTAATGAATGAGTTTAGTGGTGCTCTAGTCGCAGGATTGCGAGGCGTATAAAAATGGCAGATTTTACATTCCCAAAACACGATTTAGATCTAAGCGACTATTTAAGAATTGTTAAAGACAGCAAGGTTTATTGTTTGCCGGAACGCTGGGCGCTAACCAATAGTGGCTCTTATACGTTCGATGCAAAAATCGAAAATCGAGCCTTCGCCCACGGTGGCTACGTTATCGGCGATAAAAAGCTGGAAGGAAGAAATATCACGGTAGAGTTTTCCATGCTGGGCGCGACGAAAGATGAACACGATGAGGCTGTCAATCTAGCTTATTCCTGGTTCACTCTCACAGATTACAAGTTATTCTGCGGCAACGATAGCAAATATTATAAAGTCGCGGCGTGCAGCAAAATAACAGCCAGCTTTCAAAAAGGCTTTAAGCAACGCTTTTCGACCGTCAAAGTTACGCTTTTACTCGCTGATCCATTCCGCTATGCTTCAACTTCAAAAAACATCGTGACAGAATACACCGAGAAGCAAACAGCGGCGGAAATAATCCTTATCAACAATTCGCCGGTCGATGTTCCGCTAATCTGGACATTCACACCGGCGGAAGGTAAAACGGCGGCGGATATAACGATTAAACACGTCGAAAGTGGCGAAAGCTTTTCGCTGACCGACTCCCTTTTAACAGCTCCGGCGGTAGCGGTGGTCAATGCGGAAGAAGGCACGGTACGACGCGACGAGGGCAATAGCTTAAACACCTTCAAAGGAGTTTTTCTCCACGCGCTCACCGGCACGAACACTTATAAATATACCGGCGATGCCTGCAACGTCACAATTACTTACACGGACAGGTGGTATGTATGAGCAATTTACGCTTTGGCTTATATAAGCAGGGTAAATACATCCATGCCGTGCCGGTACACACCAAAGATACGGACGGCGGAACCCTGCCGGAAGAAACAAAAAAATACCTGCCTGACGTATATAGCATAATCGCCTACGCGGCGGACGGAACCAAAACGGCGATTTTTGGCAGCGGCAGCGAGAGCAACAACATCGAATCACTGACCTTTGAAATCAATGAAACGGGTTGCGGCACTGTGACAATAAATTTCCGCAAGCTGCCGACCAATACCGAATTGAATTACCGTCAGCGCATCGACATTCATTTGTTTAATGACTCTGCTCCATGGTGGAGCGGCTACATCATTACGCGCCCAGTTCAAGGCACGACGAGCGAAACATACTCCTTCACCGGCCACGGTTATTACAATCTGTTGGAAAAGGTAATTATAAACAAGGTCTATCGAAACATGGAAACGTCGGCGATTGTGGCGGATATCGCGCGCAAAGTGGAAAGCCAAGTGGGTTTGAGCTACAACAGCGGTAAAATCGTAAGTACGGGCTACGTGATCACCTATCTTGACTTGGATCATGTGACGGTCAAGGAAGCGCTGGAAGAATTAGCCGACTTTGCAATCGATTATGTCTATGGCGTGGATGAATATCGCGAACTCTTTTTTATGCCGCGTGATAACGAAATCAACGAACAGGCGCGACTTTGGGTGGGCAAGCATCTTAACAGCTATATACCGACCTGGGATGTCGAAAAAATCGTAAACCACGCCTATATCAAGGGCGGAAATGTAGACGATGACGGTGAGCAGTGGCTTGCGGAAGTAAGCGACGCGAAAAGCATTGCCGAATACGGGCTGCAAGAAAGCACATGGACGCTGCCGAGCGCGTATGACGCATCGGACGCTAAGCGCTGGGGCGAGAATCAATTGGAACAATATAAAGATCCCGTGAAATCAGCCAAGGTGACAGGCGTAAAGCTTGAATATCCAAAAGCTGACGGAAGCTTTTTTGTACGCAATCTCTCAACACAAGGCCAAGCGGCGATTACTACGACTGACGGCGAAACCTATTCTTATCCAATCACAAAATTAAAATACACAATCTCGGCAAGCAAAGGCATAAGCCTAGACATGGAGCTTGGCGAGCAGCCCTTCGAAGTAAGCCGATATTTTGCCGACCTCGATAGGGCGGCGAAGGTGGCGGAGCTTTTGCAACAGGCTTCAACAAAACAACTTAGCGGTTCTTAAATTTAAAAATAAAAGCCGAAAAGAAAAAGAAAGGAATGATGAATTATGGCAAACAATTTTACCTTGACCCTGGACACGCTGGCTCCTGCCAGCCCGTTATTGGAACTCAATAGCGGCGCGACTTATGCGACCGCACAGCTCATCACGGCAACGATTAGCACTAGCGATGAGGCGACCACAGGCTACACTTATAAACTTTGGGGTGATCTCGATCTAAATCAAGCGCAAACCGACGGCATCGTCGGCAGCTCCGCGACCGCGGTGGATGAGGAAAGCGCGCAATGGCTAACCTACACCACAAGCAAACAGATTAAGCTTTCCGCGGGCGACGGTGCAAAAACAATTTACTTAAAAATTCGCGACGATGTCTATAACACCTCCGCGCAGGCAAGCGCAAGCATTACCTTGGATACAACCGTACCTATTGTCACGATCTCTGGCCCGGATGTGGCTAAAATTTCCAAGCAGTCCGGTAAAAACACCTGCACGTTCTCCTTTACTGTCGACTCCGATATCCAAGCTTACAAAATCAAGGTTGTTGCTTCTGCCGGTGCGGCAAATAGCACCGGTACGGCGATCGGCACAACTAACGGCTCAACTAATATGTCCGGCGGCAGCGTAACCAAGGGCGCGACCGTGACTTGCACTATTAACGGCACTGACCTTGAAACGGCATCCGCAGGCGACGGCGCTAAGATCATCAAGGTATTTGCTCAAGATTTGGCTGGTAACTGGAGCGTATAATGAGTGGCACGGTAGACCCAATCTGTGGAACGGGGACGACAAACAGCGAAACAAGCTCGTCGGCGACCTCGTCAAGCGCGCCGGTTATCACAATCACGAGCTACACACGCAGCAGGATTAGCAAACAAAGCGGCGTTAACGTTTGCGTTGTCAAATTTATATCTGATCAAGATTTAATCGCTTGGGAGGCTCGCGCCGACGGATATTCCGCCGGCACGGGCGACCTTGTCGGTGAGAGTGAAGGCTCGGCGGCGACTAAGGGCGCAAGCCTTATCATGGGCAGGGCAAGACAGGGACGTTATATCGCGTCAAGTCCTGCGGGTTCGTCTGGCGGCGTGCTTTTAGCCGTTGGCGATGTCGGCCAATTCGAAGTCGAACCGGATGAATTAACCAGCGGCGATAAGGAATACAGAATTACTGTATATGGCAAAAATCTAGCTGGGGAGTGGTCGGATTATGGAAACTAATTATTTTTTATTAGAGTTAAAAACGCGAAGCCCTGTTATAGAGGTCGCGGCGCTCTCGACCATGATGCCATACGTCCCTGTCCCCGTCCATATCACATCGGACGAGCCTTTGGGCGATTGGCAGGATGTCTATTTTTTGGACGCTGCCGGCAATCGCTTTGATGTGCCGGTCACGGTGGCCGAAGATCACATGAGCGCGGACGGCATCTTATGGGGGGAGGCGGCGGCGGGAATCGGCGTGCTATACGCACAGCTCGCCGACGATGTGGATAATCGCTCTAACATAGTGGAAGTTGCAATTAACTGTGTCGGCGTGGGGCGCAAATACTGCCTGCATATCGACTTACACAAGCCATACGAAATCAAGCAGGCTTGGCACGTAATCTATAAGCTGCCGCTGAATTGCAAGATTAAATATCAGCCGCGGCAAAGCATCGCGGCGCAAAGAGATAGCGCATGTCTGGCGGTGACAGCGAATATCCCTAAAATTTCTGCGGTCGCGTGCGCGTATGAAGGAGGTGGCGATTGTGGTAATTAGCGGCAGCACGATATTATTTAGCGCTACTTTTTATGATGATGCCGGCGCGGTGGTCAAACCGGATAATGTAAGATGTATCATTTATAGCGGCTTAGCCAAAAAGCTAGATGAGCTGCTCGTGACACAAACGGAAGAAGGCGGCTACACGGCGGAGTATATCGTTCCGGCGAATGGTGCGTATTTTTTCGAGTTTGCAGGCATGATCGAGGGTAAGCCTTACATTAATCGGCAAAAATTTGTAGCGCGATTTAGCGAGAATTAGGAAAAAAGGAGTGTGAAAGCAAATGGCAGAACCGCATGATTATAGGTATAACCCATTTACGGACGTAAGTACGGCGATAAGCACAACCGAACGACATTTGGTGCCAACCTCGTCCCCGTACATTGTTATGCTTAACGAGGTGCCGCAAAAATCTAGCCCATCAACTATGACGGTAAAAATCATTAACAGCATTAGCGGCAGCACCGTAACTTACGACTCGACCATGACCGAAGTATCCGCTAATCCGTCCTCTGGTCAATTTTGGGCGGACTACAATACTAAGGCGGACGGCGACGAAAACTGGAGCACAGGTAGGCTACTTTTTAACAGCGCGAACGCGGGCGCGATGATAGAAGTGACTTACATGGCGACGGGTACGCTGGCGAGCATAAAAAGCAATAATTATCCGTCGTGGTGGACGGATTATGGCAACGGCAGCGACGGCGACTTCGCGCCAACTTCGTCGATAACATTAAGTGGCTTTAAACAGTATAAGAGCGTCTATATCCCGAGTGGGGTAACGGTGACGGTAGTCGGCACGTTGTATATCAAATGTCAGGGTTTTTTTTACAACGCTGGCACCATTACAGCGCCTGCTTGCGGAGCCAGCGGTGGCAGCGGTGGCTCTGGAACCGGTGCTGGCTCCGTTGGCGGAGCCGGCGCTTCGGGTGGAGCTGGCGGCGCTGGCGGCGCTGGCTATGGAAGCAGGCGCGGCTCCGGCGGAGCCGGTGGAGCGTTAGGGGCCGGAATGGGCGTAGCGTTAAAAGACCAAAGTAGTGTTTTTGGTGCATGGCTTATTGCACCCGTTTTAACCGGTGGAGCCGGTGGCGGGGGTGGTGGCGGTGGATCGTACACCGACAGTGATGGCTATAGTGAGCGCACCGCGTCGGGCGGCGCTGGCGGCACTGGTGGCGGCTGCATCCTTATAGTAACCTCGAGTTTTAAAAATACGGGTACTATCACAGCGCCTGGAGGGGCAGGATCCCAAGGTAACAGCGGTGGGAGTGCTTATGGTGGCGGTGGCGGCGGTGGCGCTGGCGGGTTTGTTGGCGTGGTAACCGTGATCAACAACGACAAAGGGACGATTTCTGTGCCTGGGGGTAATGGCGGCGCAAAAGGCGGAAGCTCCGCGACCGCGGGTTCTGCCGGTTCCGATGGGACAGTTGTGGTAGAGACCTTGGGGGTAAGCTTATGATCTGCATCCTTAACGACAACAATCAAATCATCAATATTGTTGACACCGACCTCATTTCCGCCGAAAATGAGTGCCCGTATTACGATTGGTGCGAGCTATGGGGACAGTACACCGACAAAAAGCCGTTCGCATATCTCAAGAGCGAACTTCTGCCACAGCTAGGCGAGGAATTCGCCCGCCGTCGCGACGCAATCCGCTGGATTGACTTTGGCATGACGACTTATGGCTTTGACGCAGCAACAGACGACATTACTAATTTCATGGCGGCTTATACGCCGATGCTCTTTGACCAAAGCATTACCTGCCAATACAAGGTTTGGCTCGATGCTAAAACCAAAGGCATCAAAGAATTTGGCTTTGCTGAAATGCAAAAAGTGTACAACACAGTCCGCACCAGTCAGCTTGCTGCTTATGCGTGGTACGAAAAAGCAAAAGCCGCGCTTGAAGCGGTGGAAGAAAGCGAAGGGAATGACGCTTTGCAAGCCGTCTTTGACAAGTGGATAGCGGAAGAATAAATTAAGAAGCTATTCAGCGAAGAGCTCTAATTGATTTAAATTTTACATATTCCTACTGCAGGGAGGTAAGTAATGGATATTAATTTTGTAAGCACATTGATAAGTTTGGCGCTATTTTTAGCGGCGTACTTGATTGCGCAACCTCTTAAAGCGAGTATCGAGGCCTTACAAAAAACCATGGAAAAATTAGCAGTCGCTGTAAATGAGCTGCGAAAGGATATCAGCGATGCGCGGATTGATATCAAGACGGTGGAGCAGATCGCCAAAAGCGCGCAGAAACGCTGCGATACAATCGAAGCTGATGCCAAAATCGTCGAAGAGCGCCTGCGCTATGTCGAGCAGCATTGCGGAATTTGCAGCGAACGAAAATAAGGGAATTTTTAAGGGAGCGAAGGGAATGGAAAATCTATTAAGTCTTTTTCAGCGTGAGGACAATGCGCTTTCTATGGGGCGCGTTTTCGCAGCGTTGGCATTTTTGATGTGGATGCTGATCACCATTTTTTTAGTGTTCAGCGGCAAGAGCTTTGCTCATTATGATACGCTTACGATGGCTTCCATTGGCTTTCTGGTGGGGCAGCTTTTCAACAAGGCAATTGAATGGCGGGGTAATACGGCGGCCAATAGCATGGTCAACAATGATCTTAGCAAGGCTGCTGGTGGTGGCACGGCGGGAAGGGGTGAAAGATAATGAAAATCTATATCAACCCTGGACATCACGTTGGCATCGACTCTGGCGCGGTCAATCCGGAAACGGGGCTAACCGAAGCGGAATACGTTTTGGAGCTTGGCGAAATAGTGAAGGATTACTTAATCGCTGCCGGCTGCGAGGTACGGCTTTTGCAATCTGATAATATAGATTGGACAAATCCCAGCTTTGCTAATCCAATCGACGAAGCTAACGAGTGGGGTGCAGATGTTTTTATAAGCCTGCATTGCAACGCGGTTGCGAGCCACGCCGCGCGAGGCACGGAAATTTGCGTTTACAAAAACCCAAGTCAATCCGCGTATCTGGCTCAAAGAATCCTGCGTGAAATCACCGAAGCGGTGCCGGAGCTGTGGGATCGTGGGCTAAAAGAGCGTCCTGGGCTACTCGTCCTCAAATATACCGATATGCCGGCGGTGCTTGTTGAATGTGCTTTTATCGATAACCCGGACGATTTAAAAATTCTGCTGAATAAAAAAGATGCAATCGCACGAGCGATCGCACGCGGGGTTACTGATTATGAGCGCGATTTTTTCTAAGATTAAAAGTCTGGCGGTGGCAATCTATGAGAAAGCAAAAGATCACAAAATTTATTTCCTGCTTTTTGGTGGCGCTGTACTTTTGCTTGCTTGCATCCTGTTGTCATGCGGCTTCGGCGGACGCGGCGGTGACGGAGGAGGAGCTGAATCAATTATCGCAAATATTAACCAGCTCACAGAATCTCAATCAGCAATCACAAGCGGACTTGAGGATAGCGCGGCAAGCGCTGGATCAATCAGCGACCGAGCTGGCGCAAGCGCAGATCGAATTAGCCGAAGCTCGGACGGAATTAGAAGAGGTCAAGACGGAATCCGCGAAGCTCAAGACCGAATTGACGCTGCTATCTCAAACCTCGAAGCAGCAGACGCAAAGCTTACAGAAGGTCAACGAATCGTTGAAGGAATACGCGGAAGAAGTCAAGGCGGAGCTGGCGAAGAAGGACAAAATAATTAAGGGACAAAGAATCTTAACCGTGATCCTGCTGGGCGCAGGTGCGGTCTACGTCCTACGGAATTAAGAGGGTGATCGAATCATGGACAATGAAAAGCTGAAAGAAGCAATTGAAATCATGATGTGGCAAAACCTCCAAAAAGAAAACAGAATCCTGCGGCGCGTGGTCTGCGCTCTGCTTGGGATTATCGTTTTTTTGGTGGCGCGAATGCTGATGTAAATGAGGTGCCGGAATGAATCCCCGACGAAAAGCAGCACGAAAAGAATTAAACGAAGCGACGCAAAGCGACTTTGAAAGTCTTATCGCCGAAGCGCGGTTATATCCTCGGCAAAAAGAAATAGTGGTAATGCGCTATCTGGAAGGCAAGACGAATTATCAAATCGCCATGGATTTAAACATCGCCGTTGATACGGTCAATGGCGATTTACAAAAAGCCTATGATAAAATAGCGCGGGTAATATCAAAATTAAAATCATAAAAGCAAGCAGGCAGCGCAAAATGCGTACTGCCTGCTAAATTTTTACTTGCCTTATTGCGGATAAAGCGTATAATAGGATTATGGTTATAATTTTGGGAGGTGCTATTATGATTAAAAAGATTTTGGCTGGCGCTTTGCTTGCTGTGGCGGTCACGGCTCCGCTTTCGGCACTGGCTTATGAGTACGACAAAAAAGTGGTGCAAAAAGAGGTCGGCTGCAAATATTTTGAAACCGATACTGCAATGAAGCTGGATCTGATCCATGCGATGAAGCTTGAAAATACAAGCTTCGAAAATGACGAATACAAGGTTGCGTTAACAAATGTCCTGCTTAAATTTAACAACTGGAATCCGACAAAAGCGCAAAAGAAATATTACGCCGAACACGGAATAATGAGCGACGACGGGGATATGCCAGCTATTTTTGCTGTGCAAATGAAAGTAGAAAACAAAACCGACCAGCCACAAACGATCGACTTAAATTATGGACAAATAACCATTGGAAGCTTTCAGGGGCGCGGCGTTCAAGCTGGAACGAAATTCGCAAACGCGGCCAATACGCCGCAAGCGCCGATTATGGTATTCCCGAAATCAAGCAAGGATTTTTTGATTTATCGTACAGATTTTAAGTTTTATGGCGACTCGTTGCTTTGGTCGCCGCGATGGCTGCCGCCTGCCGACCTCAAGACGGACAAAAATCTTTTGGGTGATCTGATTTTAAAAATCGATGATAAATACATTACGCTTTCGCCGAGCCTTATTATTGATAGCAGCAAGCTGCATTGGCAAAAGGTACCAAAAGAAAAGAAATAACAACAAAATACAAAAGAATATCACAAAACAGTATTTGAGCGCAACGGGACTTTACCGGGGCGCTCTTTTTTGCGCTCGAAAAAACAGAATCAAAACAGAATCAAAACAGAATATAAACAGAATATAAACAGAACGCTTCGGGTGAAATCCCGTAAAATATACTCAAGAAGGGGGCGGCGAAAAAAGATGAATATCAGCGAAGAATATCGCTCAAATATAACCGTGCCGGCACAATTTATGGCAATTACGGACGGACAAAATATATACAAAATATTAAATTATATCGGCACGCAACGCGAACAAGTTGGCGTAACGCTTGCGAAATACAAGGAGCTTGAAAAATATTGCAACGAATATTACACGCGCTTGGTCGAGCTGGGCGAAATCGTGCCGGAAAAAAGCAAGGAAGAAATGCAAGCCGAACAAATGGCAAAGCAGACCGAGGCAATCAATGCAATGCTGGCGGCGATGCAAAATCTGACAAAGGAAGTGGAGGCAATCAAAAATGGACGCGAAATCAATAGCAAAGATGCTGAACCTCAATACTCAAAAAACAGAACGGCTGAGCCAAGCGTGGATGAGGGCGCAGGAGCTGGCGACGGGCATAACCAACAAAGCCGAAGCTTTGGACGTGCTAAAAAATAATGGCATCGACGGCGGAACGTTAAAAAAGGTCCGCGCCTACATGGACAATCCAATCGCGGGAATGGTAGCGAACGCTGTTGGCATAAACCTTGCGCGGGTGAAAAACGACATTGACAGCCTTATGTCTGACACGCCTGCTGGCGGTCAATCGTCTTATCAGTGTCCGCCAAGCTGCGCGGTAACGCCTGGCGGCGGCGACTTAATGGATAATTTCCGCGCCGGTTCTCGACAACTACGCCGAAAGTAGCTTGACCGGACTGGGCGGACGGTTACGGACGCTGGTGGACTGGCAACTGTTGCAAAAAATACAACGGTTGAAATCACAACGGCATTTTCCGCCCACAAGGGCGGGTGCAAATAAAAAACGAAGGGAGAATAACATCATGGGAGAATCATCTTTTTCCGGCTGGGGCATTGTGATCTTTTTGATCATCCTCTTTTGGGCCTTTACTGGTGGTGGCTTCGGCGGTTGGGGAAACCGCAACAATAATGCGGCGGTGGATGCGGCTGCACTGGCCGCAATGTACAACGGCGGCTTCGGCGGCGGGTGCAACCGCACAAGCAATTGCGAGGTCGAGCGCCAAGGCCTGATTACTGCGGCTGAAACCAACTATCGTATTATTGACGAGGCGCAAAAATCCACGCAAACCATTAGCGACCAACTTCGCGCGCAGTGGGACGCGGCGCAGGGCGAGAAAATCTTCGATTTGAAGATGAATCAAATGGCGATGCAGAATCAATACAATCAGCAGCTGCTTGCCAAAGATGCGACTATTGAGCGCATGACCTTGAGCCAGACCATGACCGCTCAATTTAACGCGCTTGCGGAAGAAATCCGCAACATCCGCAGCAATATGCTCACAAAACCGGAGGTTAGTGGCGTGGGCGTTGCTTGCCCAAGCGCGGCAATCCTCAACGGATTGGGTGTTAATTACATCAACCGCGACAGCTGCGGTTGTGGCACTGGCTATAGCATCGGTTAAATTTTCGTTCCGCTTTTATAAGCGTGATCATGGGCGGAGCGATCCGCCCGTTTTTTATAACAAAAAAGAGGTGGAATAAAATGTGTAATCAAAAATGCGTGGTATGTCCGAAGCTTATCATTTCAACGGCGGTCGCCGTCAGTGGCTCTAACATGGCGATTACAATCCCAGCGACGACTTTGCAAAACAGGCAAAAAATCTGCTTACTGCTGGCGCAAAATATCCCTTCGGGGGCTGGCACGCTCCCGGCCGTAATTAGTGACGGCTCGACCGCAATCGCGATGCTGCGCCCGTGCGGGAATTACGTGCGTGCGGATCAGCTCCGCACCAGAAGGCGCTACGTGCTAACGGTTGCAACAACTCCCGCGTCCGCGATTGTGCGAAACACTCAATGCCTGGAGTGTACCACTTACACGCAGCCGCAGATTTTACCGGCAACCGCTTCGGCGCGTACTGGCGCGGACGAGGACTAAGCTATGGGCAATCTGCTAATCGGCGTTGCGGTCGCGTGGCTCGGCTTTAGCGAGCGCGGGCAAAAGCTGACACGAAAAATCATGGACGAGATGAAACAAAAATACTCGGTTAAAGAAAAAACCGCGAAAGGCAAAAGCAATCTGGGCGAAAAAGAGGGAGTGAGCGAAAATGCACAAGATTAAATATTATATGCAGGCTGCCGAAGGCGATGAACATAAAGAGCACAAAATACACGAGCTACTGTGCGAAGGGATGCACAAGCTCTGCCTGCTGGATAAAGATTATTACATGGGCATGATGATGAAAATCCATGAAGCCGTGTACGGTCCGCATTTTGACGAATGCCTGGCAAAAACGGCGGTGGCGGAAATGGAAAACGTCAACGGAACGCGCGGCGGTCACTGGAGCATGGATCAGACGGACAAGGAAGCAGAAAAGCACGGAATACATCACAAGTACGATTTTTACTATGTCGTCAATATGCTTTGGAGCGACTTCGCGAATACATGGGGTGGCGACGCGGAAATCTACATCAAGAGCGCCAAGGCTTATATGCAAGATCCAGACGCAGGCGAAGGCAAGGCCTTTAAACAATACATAGCAAGATATTTTTAAATTTTCGCGGGCTGCGGGAATGATAAAATTTAAGGTGGGAGAAATGCTGACAAAAAATCGGCATTTCTTTTTTATTGAAAAAAATAAGCGCAAAATTTGAAATTGGGGGTTAACATTCAAATACAGAAGATGTATAATAAAGACATAAAATGAAGGGAACGAAAAAACAAAATCCCTTCAAAGCAAGGAGGAAGAAAAATGGAAAAACAAGAATGGAAAAAACAAGAATTGATCAATCTGGCAAACGAGGAGATTTGGCAATACGCAAATGAAAACGAAGCCGAGCAACGCTTTGGTGAATTAGCGCCGTACGTAATGGCCGCGAAACGCTTCGGGGTTGACGCTTATAATGGCGATCAACCGGATGAAGCTGATGAGGAGTTGCTCCGTTCTTGCCCGGTGGCGAGTGTGGCGGAAGCGATTGACGCAGTCGATCCGCTTGAAGCATTGGATGAAGCTTTCCTAGAAGCCTTGGGGATCGAAGCATGA